TCCTGTTTCATTTCTTCTCTTGCTTTATCTAAATCGCCATAAAAGCCTTCTGGGTCTTTCATATTTTTAAATTCTTTATCTACATCTCTATCATTAATTTTTCTAGATAAAGCTTCTGATAAAAATTGTTCTCTTAAAAGTTTAAATTTCTTCATCTCATTGCCCTCTTGGCTTCAGCTGAGCTATAGCCATATGTACCGGTTAACCATTTCATTAAAGCTTTTGGCTCTCCTTCAACAGTCATTTCCATTTTTCTTTTATTCCAATTGACTAAAAAGACTCCTTCTTCTTGCCAATCTGGACTGAATTCTCTTGGGTCACCTACATCGAAATCAAGCTTGATTTGCTTTATTTTAGCTTCCCTTATTTCTCTAAATGTTTTCATATTTATTTTCCTCTTACTTTTGCAGCCAAATCTTTATCGGCCTTTCCCCAAGTTCCACTTGATTTTGTTGTAAATGAATTAACTCTTGCTAATCCCCATTGAACTGCATTTGTTCCAGGTCTATGACCTGTCTTCCAAGCTGCAACTCCTCTTTGAAAGACTTTCTTTAAGATAGCTAATGGCATACCTGACTTATCAGCTTTTTTCTTTAATGCCGCGTCAGCGCCCTTTGCTTCTATTACGTAATCTTCGAACGTTAAATGGTCGGCCATTTCGCCAAACATTTGTTTAAACTTTTTAGTATGCTTAGATGGTTTTGTTTTAGCTCTTGCATCTCCAGGAGCTGGCTCAGTTGATTTCTTTTTAAAATGAGCTTTTCTTTTTGCGACTGTAGATTTAGATAAACCTGTATGATATTTAGCTTGTGAAGTTATTACACCTTCTTTGTTTGCTTTTTGTAAAGCTTCTGCATCTTTAGAATGAGGAGCTAATGGGATATTACCACTAAGTGGAGTATCTTTAAGATAACGAGCTGTTGTAGCATCTGTTCCAAGTTCGTTATATTCAGCTAATTCTATATCATCAATCCAATGTCTATTCTTACCAAGTTCTGATTCTACTATAACATAGTTTGAACCACATACAAGTATTTCACCAATGGTGTTTTGTCCTTTTACATTGACAATATCACCTTCTTGAAATAATTCGCCACCGACATATTCTTCTCTTCTTTGAGAAACAACTGGTAAGTCGACATGTTGTCTAAAAGTATTTTCTAGCTTTAGTCCCATGCCTTTTCTTACAGCGTTAAATACATCGTTTGCTGCAAACCCAGCTGGTAATCCTTTCGCAAAACCAGCTAGGTCATTTTGTTGAGCGGTCATTCGCATTTTTGTGGCAGACATTCCAGATGCTCCCTCGGCATCGGGGTCTCTTTCACCTGCACTTACTACATGTATAGCACCTTCAAAATTATAAAATCCGTGTCTAGAATCTTTACCGTTGTATTTGTTTAAGAGTATATCAAACTCTTTTACTCGATCGCTACCTGCAACCATCGTTACTTTGGTAAATCCTTGGTCGTACAATTTCACTGCTACATCCAGTACTGTACGAACATCTTTGTCAGCCATTATACTACGTGCATGTTTAGGAAACATTTTACGTATGAATTTTACTTTATCTTTAAATTGGAGTGGGTTCTTTTTAGCATCTACCGTACGCGACGCGTATACACGATAGTTACCACCTCTTGAATGCTTTTTAGCGGCATCAAATAATTTCTCATGACCTATAGTCGGAGGATTGAATCGTCCAAAAACGAACGAGATTTCTTTTGTGCTTTCAGTTAAATAATCACTGAATGATTTTATTGACATTTATACCCTTGGTTCCCATTTAGCCTGGATTGTCCCAGCCTTTTATAATATCTTTGCTGAAATTATTAGTAGAAAATTCTAATCTGTCTACTAATTTAACAGCTCCACCTTCCATTCGATCTATAGCCACAAAGCCTTCAACGCCGGTGACTTTAAATCCGGATTTAGTTTTTACAAACGTTCCCATATTATTGAGTTCGTTTAGTTTATTTATAATAATTAATTTGCTATCTGTCACGTAATTGTGTAAATCAAATATTAATTTTAATTGGTCTAAGTTATCTTTACTAAAAAACTTTAATAACTCATCTCTTTTATCTATTTGTACTTGTTTACCTGCATCAGAAGTTCTTTTATCAATCTGTTTTGCATATCTATCGTTAACAAACATTATTAAACCCTTAGCATGTCGTGCAGTATTAGTAATTCTCTGCCCTTTTCTTACTTCTCTATTGTTATATACATTAATAACTAGGTTTAATTCTTTGTTTTGTTCTATTTCTTTTAATGACTTAGACGCAATCTTTTGAAATATTTTACCAGCATTTGATAGATTAGAATTTAACATTGAAGTTTCTGAGGCTGTTAATGTTGCTGTTCCTGATACATCTTTAAGTGTTGCATCATCCATCCAAACATCTTTAGTTCTTTTTAATTTGCCAACTATATCTCTGCCAAATTCGGCTTTCATTGTTTCAAATGATTTACCACTATATGATGTATGCCATATAATACCTATCTTTGCTCTTTCAATCTCTTTTGCTAATTGCGTATCGAGAGGAACAGCATAAAGGATAGTATTAGGATGGAAAGTAATATGTTTAATTCCATTGATTGTCTCCTTCTTCAAATCGCTTTCGTCAAACATAAAGTCGCCTTGTATAACATCTTTGATGCCAAGGTCTTTTAAGTTATCAAAAGCCATTATTAATTTTTTAGATAAGTCACCGCTAGTATCAGCTTTTATATCAGCATGTGACTTATATACTTTAGGTTCAGCGTTAAAGATTCCTTTTTTAGCTACAAAGAATTGTCCATCCCTTGGGTCTTCTCCACAGAATACGGCGGGGGCTCCGTCCCACTTAACAGTAATGTCTATAGGTGCTTTAGCATTACCACTCAACATATCACGCATGCTTCTTAACGCGTTGATAGCTTGGCGAGCCCCCTTAACTCCACCGTCAAGAATCAAATCCTCAATATGAGTCATATGAGTATTCTTTCCTGCGGCCTCAGATAAGTATGTAGTTAATCGTTTCATAAGTATTCTTCGTAATCTTCTGGTTCTATACCAGCAAATGATACGCTTCCAGAAACAGCTTTCTTTTCTCCTTCTTTTACACCAAACACTAATATTGTTTTTCCAGTAGGTCCTTTAATATTTAAAGTAACTCTACCATTCGGGTCTTCTAATGTAATACCTTTTAAATCTAACTCTGGGTGCTTAGCTATTATTTGACTTTTTTTATCTGTCGTAATTGCCATCAACATCTTAGTTTCTTTATCGTTAAAACCCATAATATCGAGAATTCTTTCACCAAATTCTTCTGTGCCTACTTGTGGATTTATAATATCATATACAATTGATGCTACTCTTGGGTTAATAGGTTTTCGTGCTTCTTTTCTTTCTGCTTCAATTTGTTTTTGGTCAAGCTGTTCTATTTGAGCATCTGTTAAACCTCTTAAAGATTTTAATCGATTTAATGCTTTTAAATCTCCTTTTAGATATTTTTTATGGTCTTGTTTAACTGCATTTAGTTTTTTTGCTTTATTAATAAGTTCTATTAGAATTTTATCATTCTTTGCTCTTTTAACAAAAGCATCTGCTGCAGACTTTCCGCCTAGATGACCACATAAACCTTTTGCTGTTGTATTTGCTAAACCTACTGATTTTGATGAATATAGTTTTAATGTGGTAGATACTATAAAAAACAAAACACTTGGTTTTTATACTAGTCTTCCTGATGCAATATTATCAGTGGCAAAAAATCAAATGTTAAAAGAAAAAACATATGGTTTAACCGAATATGCGGAAGAATTTAAACAAACACATATTAATCTTAAAAATGCAATTTTAAAATGAGTAAATTAAAACCAGTAAATGGTAACGTTATACTACGTCCTGTTGAGGAACAGGAAATGATGTCAGGTAATATTATTATCCCTGACATGGGAAAAGAAAAACCAGAAATGGGAGAAATAGTAGCTATTTCTCAAGTTTATAATTTCAATAAAGGTGAGTATGTACCTAATACCTTAAAAGAAGGTATGAAAGTTTTAATTCCAAAAATGGGGGCTCAAACAGTTACTGTAGATGGAGAAGAATATTACATCACAGCCCAAAGTTCAATTTTATCAATTTTAGAAGAATAACATGACAGAAACAAGTTTTGGAAAAGAATTAAAAAATAAACTTTTAGAGGGAGTTCAAAAGTTAAATAATAGTGTAGTTTCCACACTAGGGCCAGCTGGTAGAACAGT